ATACAAAAACAGAGTTTGAAGATTATATGACTATCGCAGATATGGAAAAGTTTATAAAGAAAAAACACATCACTTTATTACCACCTACTCAATTAAACATAGTTGGTAGTGTGGGTCAAATAGATAGTAAAACAGATAGTGGTTGGAAAGATCACTTAAATAGAATTGCAGAAAAACACCCAACTAGTCCACTTGCAGATAGATACAGACGAAAAGGTATAAAAGAGGCAAAAACAAAACAAGTGATTGAAAAGCATAGAGCCAGAGCGAAAGGAAAAATATAAATAGTATTAGATAGACAACAGCACATTGGTAGGCATATCATATACTGGTAAACAGAATCCGAATTGTAAGCTGAGTTGTCACTCATTAAAACGGTGAAAAAATTATGGTAAGTAAAAAAAAATTAAATATATCGTCAAACGAATTAAATACGATAAAACCAATAACCGAAAATCAAAAGGAAGTATTCGCTTCTTATGAGAAAGGTCAAAACCTTTTTCTGTATGGTGTTGCTGGTACAGGTAAAACTTTTGTGGCGTTGTACAATGCACTAAAAGATGTGTTGGATCCCAAGTCACCAAGAGAGCGAGTATATATTGTTCGCTCATTGTTGCCAACTAGAGACATAGGTTTCTTACCTGGCGATGAGGAGGACAAATCATATTTGTATCAAGTGCCATATCAAAACATGGTACGATTTATGTTTCAACGAGGCTCAGACGCTGAGTTTGATAGATTATACACAGATTTAAGAAATCAAGGAACAATAGATTTCTTATCAACAAGTTTCTTACGAGGTATTACAATTGACAATGGAGTAATTATTGTTGATGAATGCCAGAACCTAAATTTTCATGAACTAGATACAATCATGACAAGAGTAGGTCAGAATACAAGAATAGTGTTTGCTGGTGATATCCAACAAACAGATTTAACAAAAACAAATGATAGAAATGGCATACTAGATTTCGTTAACATCATGCAACAAATGAAAGAGGTTGATTGTATAGAATTTGATCTTAATGATATTGTAAGAAGTGGTATGTTAAAAAGTTATCTAATAGAAAAAATAAGAATGGGATTACACTACAATGAGTAATAAATTTTCAGAAGCATTAGAAGTCATATTACACCATGAAGGTGGATATGTAAATCATCCAAAAGATCCAGGTGGTGAAACAAACCTTGGTGTCACTAAAAGAGTTTATGAAGACTTTGGTGGCGAAAAAGAAATGAAAGATTTAACAAAAGAAGATGTTGAACCTATCTATAAAAAGAATTATTGGGATAGAGTAAAAGGTGATGATTTACCAGAAGGTCTAGACTTATGTATCTTTGACTTTGCTGTCAATGCAGGACCTGGTCGTGCTGCAAAATTTATTCAACGTTTAGTCAATACAACAGTTGATGGTGGTATAGGTCCTAATACTTTAAAATGTATTAATGATCATGTAGAAGAATATGGTGTTAGTACAACAATAGATCAATACCAATCAGCGAGACATAACTATTACCAGGGTTTATCAACATTTGATACTTTTGGTAGAGGTTGGACTAGACGAGTTAATGAAGTAACAGAAAAGGCTAAAGAATGGATCCAATAACACATACGATTATTGCAGTAGGTTGCCTCTTTATTGCATATAAAGTTGGCAGATATACAGCACATAAAGAATTTGATAAATTTATGAAAGTATTACAAGAAGTACAAAAAACAAATAAGAAACCAGACCCGTTTTTTACTAGAGATTAACCCTTGACTTTTTAGTCAAGACCTGATATAATATATTAAAAAAGTGAGCATACAATGACATTTATACATACACCACCAATAAAAGATTTACCACCCCTAAAAGCCAAGAACGTAAATGGCAAAAGATTTTACGAACATCTAGAAACCAAAGAAGCATTTCCCTCTATCACATCTGTTTTGTCAATAAGACAAAAAGAAGGATTGTTAGAGTGGCGAAAAAAAGTAGGTGAAGATGTTGCTAATCATGTAATGATACAAGCTGCCAATCGTGGAACAGCAGTACATAACATGGTTGAAGATTATTTAAACAATGTAGATTTAGAACAAGTTGACAAATACAAAAAACAATTTTTACCTAGAATGATGTTTAATGTATTAAAACCAGAACTATCAAAAATAAATAATATAAGATTACAAGAAGCACAAATGTTTTCTAGTGACTACACAGTTGCAGGTCGTGTAGATTGTATTGCTGAGTATGATGGTGTTTTATCAATAGTAGATTTCAAAACCTCTACAAAAGAAAAGAACGAAGATTGGATTGAGAACTATTTTATTCAAGGTAGTGCTTATGCAGAAATGTATAAAGAACACTTTGGTGAAGAAGTTACTCAGGTTGTTATACTAATCGTGACGGAAGAAGGCACAACACAAGTATTTAAAAAGAATAAAGTTGATTACTTACCTAAGTTAAAAGAGGCAGTAGAAAACTTTTATAAATGGATAGAGAAAAATGGCAATTAAATTATACAGACTAACAACAGGTGAAGATATTGTAGGCGCACCTCAAGAAAAAGAACACACATCAACACATGACGCAATCAAGAAACCTTTTGTGTTAATACCAATGCAAGGAAAACCAGGTGAAAATGTAAGAATAGGTTTTCAACCATACATACCGTATTCAGAGGATGAAGTAATTATGATTAAAAAAGATAATATCATTTGTGCTACTAATCCTGGCGATAATATAAAAAACGCATATGAAAAAAATACAACAGGTTTAGTTAAACCAGATACAAAACTTATAATGTAATGAAACAATTTATTAAATCAATTTTAGGAATAGGTGCAATAACAATATTCATAGGAATATTATATGCAGGATTAAATAAGGCACAGAGTGAAGAATCTTTTCCTCCAGGTCTTATGACAGTACAACCTGTACCTGCTCATTGTGGTAACTCATTTGAAGTATTATTAGTCACTATGAAAAATTTTGGTATGAAATTTGTGGGAAGTGGTGATGTTAGAGAAAAAGGTTTAGATACAGGAGCTCTGTTAGGAACCATGTCTTTTTGGCATAATGAAATGACTAAAAAAGGTGTATTTTATATGACCGTGCCTATGACTAACCAAACATGTTTGTTATCATATGGAGTTAATTGGCAGTTTGATGAAAATGTATTATTGGAGATTGTCAATACAGAAATCGCTAATCAAAGTAAACTGGAAACAGAATAGAAATGGTAGCGATGTCGAGGTACGAGGGACACCTCTAAAAGTCCCTCACCAAACAAAGGAGATTGTTATGATTGAAGTATTAGAAATTTTATTACCAGTTGGTATCATAGTTGCATGTGCCTATGGCATTGGATATCTATCTGGAAGTGAGGCAACAAGAGAAATTTATAACCCAACATTGAGAAAGAATGATTTAAAATGAAACAAAGCGAACAATTTTATCGTCTATTAGAAAATATGAAAACGGTACATGACGCTAAGAGACACGATTATGCTTCGAAAGAAGATATATTTAAAAACTTTAGAACATGTGAAATGGCAGACATACCTGCCTGGAAAGGTGTAGCAATACGAATAGGTGATAAGTTTAGTCGTTTGATGTCATTTGTTAAACAAGAAGAATTAAAAGTTAAAGACGAGAGCATAAAAGATACTTTAATTGATATGGCAAACTATGCTCTTATATGTGCTATTTTATATGATGAAACAAAACAGAAACAGGATTATATGAACGTACCTGAACCAAAAACTAGGTTAGAACAAATGGGTACTTTAACACATGATCCAATTGCAGACTAGGAGAAAGAATGACACCAAAACAATTTGCACTAGTAATAGAAAAAAGAGCAAGTCAAAAAAGAATATCACATATGGAAGCAGTATTAGATTATTGTAAAGAAAAAGAAATAGAACCAGATCAGATTACACACTTAATTAATAGAACATTAAAAGATAAAATTAGAATGAACGCACAAGATTTAAATTTTTTACCAAAAACAGCAACATTACCAGTATAGGAGATATATGAATATAATAAGACATACATTTAAATATAGAGTTGCAGGCGTCTGGCAAGATGTCACAACAGTTGATTTGTTTAAAAATAAAAAAGTAGTATTGTTTGGATTACCTGGTGCATTTACACCAACATGCTCATCAAAACAATTACCAGGTTACGAAGAACATTATAGTAAATTTAAAGAACTAGGTATAGATGAAGTTTATTGTATAAGTGTTAATGACGCTTTTGTAATGAACGCATGGGCAGACGCACAAGGTATTGAAAAAGTAAAAATGATACCAGATGGATGTGGAACATTTACTAGATCGTTAGGCATGTTGGTTAACAAACCAAAACAAGGATTTGGTTTAAGATCATGGCGTTATGCAGCAATCATTGATAATGAAATTATAACTTACTTGGCAGAGGAACCTGGTATTAATAATTTTTCAAATGATGAAGATCCTTATGTTGAAAGTACACCTGAGAAAGTAATAGAATATTTACAAAAAGAAAATGATTAATGAATGAGGGGTATGAAACGTATAAGAAATATTTGGCAATTAAGTTACATTTTACAAAAGATGACTACGATTTTTTCAAATACAATGGAGAAACTAATGCTAAGTATGAGACGTTTATACAACGTAATGATAGATATTTTTTTGTTAAGGCTGGGAGAAAATACGGCAATAATATTGTTGATTATTTTGTTAGCAATTTCATATCTAATAAATCACCCTATATCAAAGATATGAATAATGAGGCATACTTAGAAAGACAAAAAAGAATTGATGGTATCACTTATTATTTTGAGCGTGATATGGAACAGTTATTAAGAAAAAGTGAAAAAAATTTTAATAAAATATTTAAAGTAGATAGAGGACAACATCCAATATTAGTAAAAACATATTTAGCAAAAAGAGTATCTTTAGAAACATTATGTATATTAAACGATTTATTAAACTATACAAAAAATTTCAACAAACAAATAAAGGATAATATAATATGGCCAACATTGAAAAGAAAGATAGTAAAGTATTCACCTTTTCTGACATACAACAAAGAGCGAATGAAGCTGAATCTAAAAAAAATGCTGTGACAGAAAATTTATTTGTACTAGGTAATGGTGAAAGTCGTAAAGATATTGATGTTGAATTACTAAAATCAAAAGGTAAAGTATGGGGTTGTAATGCTCTGTATAGAGAACATGAAGTTGATGGTTTGATTGCTGTTGATCCTATGTTAGAACACGAAATATATCGAAGTGGATACATTGATCATAACAAAGTTTATTTTAGAGATTGGGATGATCTACCAGGTGATACTCTTGAATCCATGATAGAGGCAACAAAGTCAAGTATGAAAAACCCTAAGTTATCTGAATGGAAAAGTAATCCAGAGGGTATCTATCAACAGTTTGTGATACATGGTTCTTCTACTGTTAATCAAAATAGGGAACAAACGAGATGGAAAGGTGATGGATTTGAAAGTGTCTATGTCACATGGACATATGGACTAGCAAGTGAAAATATTACATTACTAAAAGATATCATGAAAGACTATTATTCTGGTGGTTGGGAAGGTGAACAAAACGGACCACAAGATCCTGGTTGGTCATCAGGTGCAACTGCCATGTACATTGCTTGTAAAGTAGAAAAACCAAAAAAATGTTACTTGATTGGCATGGATATGTACAGTACAACAGATTTTATTAATAACTTGTATAAAGGCACATATGGTTATTTGAGTGCAGACGAGAGTTCAATAACACCACAGAATTGGGTCATACAAATGGGTCGTGTTATGGTTAGATATCAAGATATAGAGTTTATAAAGGTTAATCCTGAGGACAATAGTAAAGTGTCTGAAAGAATGCCACAATGGGATAGTTTAACTAATCTATCTTATATGAAAAAAAATGAATTTTATACCAAATTAGGCCTTGACTTTTAGTCAAGAATATGGTATAATAATAGTTATCATTCAGCAGCAGAACACAGGTTCGAAACTGTGTTTCTTTCTGACTGAACAATGCTTAAGGAGGCATAAAGTCTGCTTCTTGGAGGGTAGTGGCCAAACGGCTCAAGACACCAAGGGGTAGGTTATTAGTAGGGACCAATATCTCAAAAAATGAATGTTGGATCCTTCCTGAAAAATTGTGGGTGCGTTCCAACTAGTCCCACGAAAGGCTGAGTGATAACTTTTTTTACGGCAATAAGTGAAAACTTTTATATATAGTAATGTCGCTAATATAGACACTATACAAATACAACGAATACAAAGGAGAATACAATGTCATTCGCAAACTTAAAACAAAGTCGTGGTAACTTCGACAAACTAACAAAAGAGTTAGAAAAGGTTACATCCCCAACAACAAATCAAAATTCATCAAGTGACGATAGATTCTGGAAACCTGAACTAGATAAAACTGGTAATGGTTATGCAGTAATTCGTTTTTTACCTGCTGTAGAAGGAGAAGAATTACCTTGGGCAAGAGTTTGGTCTCATGCCTTTCAAGGACCTGGCGGTTGGTATATTGAGAATAGTCTGACTACTCTTGGTCAAAAAGATCCAGTAAGTGAAGAAAATTCTAAACTATGGAATACTGGTTCTGAAGCTGACAAAGAGATCGCCAGAAAAAGAAAAAGAAAACTATCTTATTTTACTAATATACTTGTAGTTTCTGATCCTGCACATCCAGAGAATGAAGGCAAAGTATTCTTATATAAGTTTGGTAAAAAAATCTTTGATAAGATTACTGAAGCAATGAAACCTGAATTTGCTGATGAGAAAGCAATCAACCCATTTGATTTTTGGGAAGGTGCAAACTT